GTATACCTGAAGAAAGATTGAAGAGCGAAAAAGGTTTGCGCAAAAAAATAATTGATCAAGTGAAGAAAAAAGCCTCGAAAGATACAAAAGTTAGTTATGGTATTTATTCGACTGAATATGATTATAATTGTGGATATGTTTTATCTCATTCAACAAAAATTCAAAATTCTTTAAAAAAAGGGTTGACTTAAGTTTTAAATCTGGTATGATATATAAAGTTGGTCGGGAGATTTGCCGACCTGCTATAGCCGAGAGAGCAAAAAAAAAACAATATAAGGAGGAAAGAGAGTGAAAGAAAAAAAACACAATTCGGGACAAGTACATATTGATGTACCCCCGACACCAGAAATAAACAAAGCACTCGCTAGAACAGGATATGACTCCTGGCAAGCACTTTGTGAGGTGATTGACAATGGTTCTGATGCAATTAAAAGATGGTCAGAGGAGCAGGGAGCGCAAAATGTGGAGACTATCCATGTCATTCCCAAAAACTGGGAAAGCGAATCTAGTGATAGAGAATTGATTGTAATTGATACAGGATGTGGATTGGATAATGATAGTTACAGTCTTGCCCACGTTTGGGGATTGGGGGAATCTAGCGAATCAAAAACTCAAAACACAGAAAAACTATACGGTGTTTTCGGCATAGGACTAAAGGCAGCAACGATGTCTATTGCTATATCTGCAACTTTTACATCCAGGAGCACATTAGAGCAAAAATTTCGTACATCTGTATATAACCCGGAGCAGCAAAGAAAAAGAGGAGATTGGAAGGTCCCGGTGAATGATCTGATAGAGGGCACAACCGAACATTGGGCAGTTAACAAGTACCTTGAAAACCAAGTAGGAACTGTGTTGGTTCTTCGCGGTCTACAAGAAGAATTTCCTGTTAAGCAGAGCAATTTTTACAACAGACTTAGTGAAATGGCTTCTAGGATCTATAGAAAGGACTTAAAAGACAGCATTTACCAGATTAAGTTGGGTAAAAATAGAACTTTAGATGAAAACAGCACTATTGATCCACTGTTTTCATCTGACCCAAGTCACAATTCGGATTGGTTTTACGGAGGTCCAGATCATGCTGATACTTTTGTTTTTGACGGTCTTACCTTTGAGATAAGAGCGTGTCACACAAAAATTGGACACGGCGGTAGGAACCAGCGAAAATCAAGTACCAATCTTGGATCTGGCATTGGTGGAACTTACAAGAGGGGTGTATACTTTTTAAGAAACTATCGGGAAATTGGTATTCTATCTGGCGATGATTCTGGATTTTGGATCTTGTCTTCGGCATCTAACTTTTTTGTTGAGATTAATTTCTTGGACGACGGAAACTCTAATGATTTACCGGTGCAAACAGACTTTGGTAAAAAGTCTGTTAAAATGACTCCGAAATTTGTGAGTTATATGAGAAAAAAGTTAGAAGCATGCGTTAAAAAAGTTAGCGCTTATAAAGTTAAAACAAAATCACCATCCGTTGATGACACAAAAAAGCAGTTCGAGCAAATCGTCGGCAGCGCAGTGAAAGTTCAAAGAAAGGATGCCACCAAGTCTACCAAGTCCTCTACTGAGGTTGTGGGGAGTACTAATAACAGGGTCTATCGAACTAAAAATACTTATAGAGGAAAGTCCAATGAACCATTCTATGTTGATTACAGCGATGGTTACAGGGCGAAAGTTACCTTTGAGCATATCGATGACCCTATGAGACGTGATTTTCCGTTTTGGGAAGAGCAACAAAAGGATGGTCTAAAGATTTTTATCAATGAGGCATCTTCTTATGTGTCCGACATGATTAAGATTGATGAAAACTATCGTCTTTTATATAAAACTGCTGCTGGAATCGTATTGGCACTGTCAAACAACATCCAAAACAGCGGTGAACGCACTGATTGTTTGGGAGGTTTTGGTTTCTTGGTCAATGACTTTACCGACAAGGAGCGCAGGATTGAAGTTACAGAAGTTGCAAACATAGAATTGGAAAAAACAAACTTTGGAGACATTGCAATTGCAGCGTCCGGACAATAAATTTTATAAAATTCTTGACAAAAGCAAAAAAGTTTAGTATAGTATATAAAGTTGGTCGGGACATTTGCCGACCCGCTATAGCCGATAGAGTAAAAAAAATAAAGGAGAAATAACTATGGCTCTTGATCTAGACCGCATGCGTGCGAAGTTGAATAATCTCTCTGGTAGAGATTCAAAGACCGATTTTTGGAAGCCTCAAGATGGAGAGAACAATGTACGTCTTGTTCCTACATCCGATGGAGATCCCTTCAAGGAGAAGTGGTTTCACTACAATGTAGCACCAGGAGGTTTCTTGTGCCCTAAGAGAAATTTTGGGGACACTTGCCCAGTTTGTGATTTTGCTAACAAACTTTGGAATGAAGGTACCGACGAAAGTAAGAAAATGGCAAAGGATTTGTTCCCCAAACAAAGATTCTTCTCGCCTGTCCTTGTAAGAGGGGAAGAGGATCAGGGAATTAAAGTTTGGGGATATGGTAAGATGGCTTATGAGAAGTTACTTAACATTGTCCTCGACCCGGATTATGGAGATATCACCGACCCGGATAACGGTAATGACCTTAAGGTTATGTACGGAAAACCGGTAGGAGAAAGATTCCCCAGAACCGATATCCGCCCTCGCCCTCGCAAGACTGTACTTTGCGACGATAATGTTGGGGGTGAAGAGCGCTGCGCGGAGCTTTTGGAAACAATTCCTAATTTTGAAGAATTGTTTGAGCGAAAGTCTCCGGAGGATGCCCAAGAACATTTGGATGCGTTCTTGGATGCAGATACTTCTCGTTCAGAAGTAGAACAATATGGCGGATCCGATAGCTCAGCCCCAAAAGCTTCGGGGGATGCTGTTGAAGCAGCTTTCAACGACCTTTTAAATTCATAGTTTGTTAAAAAAACCGCAGGGAGGCACGGGTTTACAGGTGCCTCATTTAATTTTAAAAAAGGGAAACATAAATAAAATGGGTAGATTAAGAAAAGTTTTGAGTGGTCGAACGGTTGATGTGCATTACGTTGGAACACTAGATGATGGTACGAAATTTGATAGTTCACGCGACCGCGATGAAGCCGTTTCATTTGAAGTGGGAGCTGGGGAAATGATTGCAGGCTTCGACACAGCAGTGGTTGGGATGAAAATTGGAGAAGTTAAAAATATTAAACTATCTCCAGGAGAGGCTTATGGGGAACTAAACCCAGATCTTGTACAGACTGTGCCCCAAGCAGCTTTTCCGCCAGATTTTCAATTTGGAATAGGAAATATGGTGCAAGGCAAAGATGCAGAGGGACGTCCGTTTATGGCCGTAATTCACTCCTTATCGGAAGAAGGAGTTACTCTAGATTTAAACCATCCAATGGCTGGTAAGAATTTAAATTTTGAAATTGAAATTATGAACGTTACATAGGGCGGGGGATTTATGGCCAAAGTAACTAAAATTAGAACCGGAAAATTACCTCTGGGTGATATTCGGAGATTGATAAATAAGAAGTCTGGAAGAGAAATTGCACATAACCTAGAGGATGAAAATCCAACAGATGTAAAAGAATGGATCCCAACCGGCTCGCATTGGTTAGATTCTATTATTTGCAAAGGAAAACTAGCAGGCATTCCAGTTGGTAAAGTTACTGAGATTGCTGGCCTTGAAGCAACAGGTAAATCTTTTATGGCGGCTCAAATAGCAGCAAATGCTCAGAAGATGGGAATTGATGTTGCGTATTTTGATTCAGAATCAGCAATTGATTCCGAGTTTCTAAGAAATTCAGGCTGTGATTTGAGCAAACTAATATATTTACAAGCAGAAAGTGTAGAATTTGTCCTAGAGACTATTGAAGAGCTATTAAGTACAGATAATAAATGGTTATTTATTTGGGATTCGTTGGCATTGACACCTTCAGTTTCAGACATTGAGGGAGATTTTAATCCACAATCTTCAATGGCGGTAAAGCCTCGGATCCTTTCAAAGGGTATGTCAAAGCTTACTGTTCCCATTGCAAACAAACAAGCAACCTTTGTGGTCCTAAATCAACTAAAAACAAATATCACCAGAATTCCAGCAGAAGCCATGGTGACACCGTGGGTTACTCCTGGTGGCAAGGCAATGCATTATGCATATTCTTTGCGTGTTTGGTTGACTGGCAGAAAAGCAAAAGCTTCTTATGTTTTGGATGAAAATGGATTTCGTGTTGGTTCAGAGGTTAAAGTAAAATTGGAAAAATCTCGTTTCGGTACTTCGGGACGTCATTGTAATTTTAAAATACTTTGGGGAAACACAGATATTGTCGGTATTCAAGATGAAGAAAGTTGGCTTGAAGCAATTCAAATATCTGATCGGTTTAAGCAGTCTGGGGCGTGGTTTACTTTAGTTATGAACGATCGTTCTGAACAAAGATTTCAACGTAAAGGCTGGATTGAAAAACTACAAAACGAAAAATTTAAAGAGAGTGTGTTATCGATTATTGATGAAGATGTGATTAAAAAATTTAAAAATCGTGAAGGCAATGCAGCAGATTTTTACGAACCTGAGCCAGTGCCTGAAGAATAATATTATATTAATGTCTTGATCTTTTGAGCGTTTTAGGTTATCATACTTAAAGCGCTCTTATTTTTAATAAGGAAAAAATATGTCCAGTGGTAGATTGATGGTTGTTGATGCCCATAATCAATTTTTAAGATCTTATATAGTTGACCCCAGTTTATCTTTAAATGGTCAGCCTATTGGGGGTTGCAAGGGTTTCTTAAAAATACTTAACAAATTAACAAGAAATATTAATCCTGATATGATTGCCGTTATTTGGGATGGGGAGGGTGGCTCCAACAAGAGAAGAGCTATCAACAAAGAGTACAAGGCTGGCAGGAAACCTTTAAGGTTAAACCGTGACATTAGACATTTATCTGAAAGCGAAGAAGCTGAAAATAAGATTTGGCAACAAGTGAGAGTAATAGAATATATTAATCAAACTCCAATCATTCAATTTATGGAACCACACGTGGAAGCAGATGATGTTATATCATATGTTTGTAATTTGTCAAATTTTTCAGATTGGCAGAAGGTGATCGTATCGAGTGACAAAGATTTTATACAACTTTTGAATAAGAAGACTATCTTATACAGACCGACGCAAGATGAGATTTTAACAGAAAAAGTTGTTTTAGATCGTTTTGGTATTCACCCAAATAATTTTGCCCTGGCCCGTGCCATGGCCGGTGATAAAAGTGATAATCTTAACGGTATACCTGGTGTTGGTTTACAAACTGCTTCAAAGAGGTTTCCTTTTCTTGTTGAAGAAAAAGAATATTTTTTGGATGATTTAGTTGAATACTCTAAAGAGCACAAAGGTAAACTAAAAGTTTACGATAAAGTGATAGAACAGAGTGATTTAATAAAAGAGAATTATAAAATTATGCAACTATATTCACCTTGTATTTCTGTTCAAAGGAAAACTTTAATAGAAGAAACAATTAATAATCATGTTCCGGAGTTTAATAAAACAGGATTGAGGACATTGATGATTAAAGATGGAGCTGGAGAGATTGTTTTGAACGATCTTAATGAATGTTTTAATAAAATGGTATCGAGATTTTATACTTCTATTTTTTAGACATGTGTGTTATTTTAAAATTAATTATAAGGTAGGAATTTATGGAACAAGATAGAGAAGATTTTTCGAAATTTGGGAAATCTTTTCAAGAAGATCTTTGCCAATTAATATTAACTGATAGACCATTTGCTGACCAAATGTTCGAAGTATTAGACATTAACTTCTTGGAATTAAAATATTTAAGAATTTTTATCAAGAAAGTTATTAACCATCGTAACAAATATGGCGTCCACCCAACAGAAAAAATAATGAAGTCTATTATTAGGACTGAATTACAAAATGAAAATGAATCTATTCAAATAAGAATAAGGGATTATTATGCTAGAGTATTAGCTAGTCGCCTTGAGCCGGAAGGCTCTGAGTATATTAAAAATACTGCACTTGATTTTTGTAAAAAACAAAAGTTAAAGGAAGCTTTGATTAAATCAGTTGACTTAATTAAGAGATCTTCTTTTGATGAAGTAAGTAAAATTATTAATGATGCTATTAAGCTTGGTACAGATAATAATTTTGGATATGATTACATCAAGGATTTTGAAAGAAGATTTCAAATCAAAGAACGTAATGCTGTAACAACCGGCTGGCAGCAAATAGATGATTTGTGCAAAGGTGGCTTAGGAAAAGGTGAACTGGGTGTCGTGATAGCTCCTACAGGTGCCGGGAAGTCAATGGTTTTAGTTCACCTAGGTGCACAAGCTTTGAAGCAGGGCAAGAATGTCATTCATTACACATTAGAATTGGCGGATACTGTTGTTGCAAGCCGCTACGATAGTGCTATTACAGGTGTTGAATTAAAAAATCTTGTAACATTTAAAGAAAAGATCTATGAGGAATTGCAAGATATCAAGGGAAGACTGATTGTGAAGGAATATCCGACCAGATCTGCATCAATTCAAACGATTAAAACTCATTTAGAAAAGATGAAAACAAGAGATATTGTACCTGATCTTATCATCTTAGATTATGGG